TGTTTCCAATCAAGTTACTATTGACCGTGACCGCAGTGACGTTGTTTCCAATCAAGTTACTATTGACCGTGACCGCAGTGACGTTGTTTCCAATCAAGTTACTATTGACCGTGACCGCAGTGACGTTGTTTCCAATCAAGTTACTATTGACCGTGACCGCAGTGACGTTGTTTCCAATCAAGTTACTATTGACCGTGACCGCAGTGACGTTGTTTCCAATCAAGTTACTATTGACCGTGACCGCAGTGACGTTATTTCCAATCAAGTTACTATTGACAGTCACCGCAGTGACGTTGTTTCCAATCACATTACTCTTTGTGGTAATCGATTGTATAACACTTGCATCTAAAGCCGTCGTCACGTTTGAGAGTGTGAGCGTTCGATCACTCGAGAATGGTACACCTCCACCCGACGCGAGTACTTCCGAAATTGTCTGTAGATCGGGTGTCGGTGTCGCTTCGGAACCACCGGTTAAAATGAAATCGGTCGCGCGTATCACACCGGATAATTGAATTTCACTCCCCGTGTATAGATTTGCGTGAACATTCCCACTCGTCCAAAACGTGTTCGACCCATATTCATCTATTTGAACATTTGCACCAATGTCGAGCGTGTGAATGGGTGCGGTGTTTAAAACGCCCACATTCGATGTAAAGTTTACAAAATCTGTATCCTTTGAATTGATATCGTTAACGATTAATTGATCGGTATCTACCGAGCCACTCACAGTGACATTTGAAGATTTAAAATGCTCGGAATACACATTCCCACTCGTCCAAAACGTGTTCGAACCGTACTCGTCTATTTGAACATTCGCACCGATGTCGAGCGTGTGAATGGGTGCGGTGTTTAAAATACCCACATTAGAGGTCATTTGCACGAACCCATACGTCTTTGGAAACACACGATCTATCAAAACATCACGTGTTGTGACTGAATTCGTAACGGTGGCGGTTTCGCCCACATAATTCGTGGCGTAGACGGTCCCACTCGTCCAAAACGTATTCGAACCCACGTCGTCTATTTGTACATTCGAACCAATGTCCAATGTGTGCACGGGATTCGTATTAGATATACCGGCATTAGACGTCGTCGTGAAACTCGTGGTTACGTTTGTAAATTGGATCGTTCTGTCTGTCACCGCACCGATTTCGGATATTTCTTGGAGATTCGTGATGAGTTTATAGTGACTATCCGCTGGATTATACGCTTGAAACGCCGTGTCACCCTCGACGATTCTGAGTGTCGCAGTTTCGTAGTTTTTCTCGTATATGTTAGATAATTGTCCTGTATCACCTATGAAGGGCATGACTACTACTATTAATTACCAAATAAAATACCGGCCATCCCATTTGAAACTTTGAGTATGTTATAGTTTACTGCGTATACCGTAATTTTTTCATTCGTTCGTAGATTCCCGCGCTGTACATTCCTGAGTGTAATTTTTGCGTCGTCGAGACGACTAAAATTACACGTTCCCGTCGGTGTGTAACTCGATGCATTTTTACAGAAATTGTACGCGTAGTATCTCGTGTAGAACGGGCAGTTTTCATTTTCATCGAACTGATTGATTCCAAACTTACTGTGCTTGTAGTTTTGAATCGAGTGAAAGTACAGAGGTGACATATTTTCGACGAGCGGCACGGAGTTTAGGTATATATCAGCTGTGTCGAACGTGAATTTATCATTCAAAAGTACACCACTATTCGCTGGGTGACCGAAATACAGACTCTTTACTGGGTGATTGAAGAACGAAATATCCAAATTATCGGACGTATCGTACGTTTGCTTTTGAACCTGTGTGATTATGAATTCATGCGGATTATCGACGAAATACTTGCGTTCTTCTGTATCTAAATACACGTAATTCCCATAAAGTTTCACATCGACAGCCTGCGATGGATTTGGAAAATCTATCTTGAGTTCGATTTGGTGATACTGGAGCGCTAAGAGTGGCAAAAACATATCGTGGTCGCAAAAATAGAAATGGAGTGGTATGAAGCGTTTGTTTGACGTCGAGGTCGCGTTGTTAATTTCCTGTGATTTCGTGTACGTCTCGGCCATGTAGTTTTGCCAAATATCTGCGATGAAATCGAATGGCTGTGAGTCGATCTTCACACCTCCGATGTATAAGTGGAACGTCGCACCCGTAAACTTACTGACGAGGTCGGTACCCTCGAGCCAGAGACCATCGAGAAGATCACCGTACGAAGGGATGATGACGGTGGAATCTTTGTTCGTGAGGATTTTAATCAATTTTGGAGCCTGGGAAAAGTTTTTGTGTCGCGTGTATTTGGCCCTGAAGAGGGAAACACCGGCGGAATTCGTGATGTACGCATCCTGGGCACCCTTCGCGGCGAGTTGAATGAGGGAGCCAGACATATCTAATATTGGGGGAGGTTTTCTTTACGGGGAGTAATACTCACTCACCGGAGAGAAAAGGGGTTTAGTTAGAGACTTCCAATTTTCCTGCACGTAATGTGGCGTTCTTAATATCTAGAACACCAACTGAAGGTGACGGTATAGACATTTAATATATCGGGAGAGAATTATTAAATGGATGGGACGAACACCGAAGGTGTTGTTCGAAGCGTTTAGTTAGAAATTGGTAAAGTATTACTTGATTCTATGACTGGGATTTCATAGGCTAAGATGAGAGATTCCTTCGTTGGGTTCGCTGGCATCGTACCAGCTTCGATATGTCGCTCCAATTCAGCTTTATAAATGCGGTCACCCTCTTGCCTCGATCGATTACACACGGCATTATGTATCCAGTCTTCTGGACTCACCGCCAATGATTTCATACATTTGTATGTCACTACATCCATATTAATAGTACACACAGCGCCACCATCTTCATTTTCCGAGAGATTGCAAGTACAATTAAGATAACTCATATATATTTGTTATACAAAATTATCCTATCATATATCCGCAAAATCCATTGTGATCATTTCCTCCACCATATGCTGCACCACTACTAACATTAACATCTATATAATCATTCACTGCGAGATTGATGACTATGGTCCCCGCAATGTTTCCGTAGCTACCAACATTACCCGTATATGGAGTGGCATTATATACCCTCGACCCATTTTTTCTAAATTCTGTATATAATACTGTAGCGCCATTACTCATAGCCCACACATTAAATACATATCTACCAGCGATTGGGGCTGTAAATCTACCATTTGTATGATTATAGGCATTATGGCTATCAAGTTCTTGTATATTAAAAATATAAACACCTGCGCCTTGTGTACCATTTCTTCGTGCATAAAAGCACGGATTGTTATTTTTCATGGAACCGTTTACAAACATCTTTGCCTGATTTCCATCCGATGACTCAGACCCCTTTACCCAGAATTGGTCGCCCCCATTTTCATCTTCACACATGATGAAATAAGGGGAAGCACCATCATTATCCGCACCCGAAATTAACAACTTGATTCGGTTACTCGTATTATACTCAGTACTAGAGTTATGAAAACCACCCAATATTAATTGTGCATCGGTGTGCGTCGCTGAACCGTATGGGAGTCTATCTCCCACCAATAGGCTACCATCTACGTGAAGTTTAGTGGCCGGACTCGCCGTCCCGATGCCGACGTACCCACCATCCGGCTGCAGGGCCAGGACATTTCTACTTTCGCCACCGTGTATACCGGGGTTGGCCGCGGTTAAAGCACGGCCGTCGATCGTTGTCTGTAATGCGACGGTTTCACTGCCATGTGTGGTAGATCTCGAGTTAATGTGAAGGAGACCGTCGTTACCGAATGTGGATGTGTAACCGCCATTCACACGGAAAGAACCGGCTACATCCAACTTGTACCCAGGATTCGTCGTCCCGATGCCGACGTTGCCGTCATATTTAAGGGTCATAGGTGTTACAGCGGTGTCATTATATCTCACACCGAACCGCATATTCCACAAATCCGAGGTACCGGGAAGATTGCCCGCTCCATAAACTTCCACGGAACCAGCTAACGACTGATAATCGTCGGTATTCGTTCTTTCACATTGGAATCGGATACCAGCACCAAAACCGTTAGCCACTGTACCAGATGATATGGCTCTTATAGCTAATGGATACGTCACCGTGTTTGTATTTGTTGTAGTTTCCTGAATGGTTAGTGGATGACTAGGACTCGTCGTCCCGATGCCGACGTTACCGTCACCAGTTATGCGCATGTGTTCATTGCGAGGTACATTACTCGGATATGCCTGAGCGTACGTAAAATCCCTGTTTTGATTCGTATCAACAGCCGATCCGGAACCGAAAATTATGTCTCCAGCAGGAGCAGCACCAGACGTATCGTTAGAATCCGCGACAATCAAAATATTCGTATCAGCCGACATCACCGCGTTCCCACCGCCGTGTATAAAGCTGTTAACGTCGTTATTCCCGAGCAGGATGTTTCCGTGAACCTCTAATTTCTGGTCTGGACTCGTCGTCCCGATGCCGACGTTGCCGTTAGAACCCAGTATCTTCATATAGGTGGTACTAGCGTACATCGACGTAAAATTAATATCAGCCCTGCTATCAGCTGACGCCGCAGTTCCACTTTGAAAATACAATTGACCGGATGCTTCATAGAATCTATGATAACCAGAGGTAGATGAAAGTATTATTCCACTAGTAGAATTATTTGCGTCGTGTACATGAAGTTCCAAATCCGGACTCGTCGTCCCGATGCCGACGTTGCCCGATGATCGGTATATATCAGAACCATTGGCTGTCCAGTTACTGAAAACTGCGGGTGTGCCATTTATTCTCAAAGTAGACCCAGTCGAAAGATTTAGGTCACCATCCACATCGAGCTTATATTGTGGACTCGTCGTCCCGATGCCGACGTTGCCCGATGATCGGTATATATCAGAACCATTGGCTGTCCAATTACTGAAAACTGCGGGTATACCATTTATTCGCAGGGTAGACCCAGTCGAAAGGTTCACGTCACCATCGACGTCGAGTGTGTATGATGGATTTGACATCCCGATACCTACCCGACTCGTCGATGTGTCCACGTAAAGATTCGCGACCTCCCCGACTTGTAAATCTGTTCCTTTTTGTATGAGAAATTTGGCACCCGAGTGCCGGACACTTATTCGATTAGAACCACCCGTCTTAATCATGGTCTCTATGACCCCATCCTCTGAACCGTTTGTCGCAGTCTTTATTTTACCCGTGGTCTTTGCGTATAAACGAGAGTTTCCCGTATCACTAAGTCCTTCATAACGAATTTGACCTATATATTGATTGTTTGATCCGGCATTGGATCCGTTATCTCGCATTAATACCAGATCTGGGCCAGCCGTGGAACCGGTAGCTTGGGAATACATCTGAACTTC